CGCTACCCGCGTATCCCTCCAGTTTGTTGTCAGAAAGAAGATGTATTTTATTCAAAATATCAGACTTTGTAAGGCCTAACATTATATTACATTAGGTTTCTACACCTATTGTCTATATTTTGTCCCTTTCCATTGATCTCAATATTTCAATTTAATATTATCTATCCCTTCTTGATGACGTCCGTTTTAGTATTCAAGTACTAAAGTTCGTTTCTACATCACATTCTTGAAAACCCCCTTATTATTTGTCGTCTCTACTAATGTTAGTGAACTGTATTTACTAACCTCTTAGCTATATTTCAGTCTCCTTATATTTGGAGGCTTTTCTACTGACTGTGATCCCTAGAATCACATTTAGCTATATTTACAAAAACAATAAAAACAAAAATAAAAATCTAGTATATTTCATTACATTCAGAAGTTGTTTAAGGACTATGAACCTTTAATCTTCGTAAGGAACTTTACATATTTTGAACATTTTTTAGCGTGTTAGCTATTAATGTTCATATGATATTCATTTAGCCGTTCATATTGATGCTACAGTCTATGAATTTGAATTATCATATTTATCCTTACCGGACAGAGGAGCCTGTTCGAAACCCCCCTTGGTACTCCGTTGTACACAGGGAAGACTCTCCACCAGTGAAAAAGCTGTTCTCTTAATACCTTTAAAATCAAAAACTACTTAACTATGGCTACAATTAACGAAAAAACGATTTTACGATGTCCAGAGCGCCTGGCAAACGAAGTGGAAGCCCCACAAAACATTTCATTCACTATCAATACCAATGAAAGTGAATGTTTCTATGAGAGTGATGGACCAATGTCACCTATATGCAATTTACAAAAATCTATTCAACGCATTTTTTGCGATGAAGATGATGATGTTGATTGTATTGTCAATTCTTTTGAGAATGTTTTTCTTCAGAATTCTGAAGATATTCTTGAAGAGAAACCGTCCCACTTTCAGTGTGAAATTTCACAAAACCGTCTTGATCATCTACCTGATGAGATTTACATTTCAATCATGTCATACTTACCAAGGTATGTACCTGATGTTTCCCACTGTTACTATGATAATCATGGAGTAACCTCAACTAACATGATAACTATAACAGCAATCAATCAAGTTTATCTCAATTTGTGTTCAACACATCCTATGGATAAATGCTTGATTTTGCGTAACAGATTTTTTCATCTAAATTATGTTACCATCGAGGATTTTATGTTCAATAACGTACTCGAATTTGAGCGTGAGTGGTTCACGAGAATTTTTGAAGTATCAATTACAAGAATTATCCTTGAAGAAGAAATCCAAAATTTCAGATTTACACGATTTCGTGTTCAGTGCGAAGAAACCTCACAAATGCAAGTGCAATGTGACATTTTCAAGCAATACGATTACACTCGAAAACCTTATCATATTCGAACTCGAAGATGTAAAAACCATTTCGGAGATATTGTTGCTATCGATCACAAGTGTTTTAAAAGACAATCTGTACTGAAATGCAACAATTACATGCAAAGTAAACCAAAGAAACAAAGATCACCAAAATTTGATTTGTACAGAGATATTCTCCGTTACAAAAACTACACCAATGATGATTTTTATGGAAATTTCTCTGATGTATCATCAGATATGTATGGTCATTTTGAATCTCCACGAGCTTTGAAAGTGCAAGCTGAAGAAGAAGAATCTTACACTAACCAATTCTTTTCTAAGTATTTTTTACCTAGATTGAATGTTCATTTGGCTGGTCAATTAGAATCTTTAGGATCAGATTACATACCCAAATTGTTTGATGATATCATTACATTTGTGCAAATGGCAACTCAGAATATTGAAGGTTGGAATAGATATCAAACTATCTATCAAGCAATAAGAGTTTTTCTGAAATGCAGATACAATGAATCATCAGCCAAGATATTCTTTGATCGTGTTGCACCATATATCAAGAGTTTGTTTGATGACCTCTCCCCACAAGCAGATTTCTTTGCAACATCTCGCGGTTTCTTGAATTCATACAAGAACATTAATGAGAGCCCTATTGTTGTTAAATTGTACAAGTGTTGCATGTTCTTATTGAGCATGTCAATATTTGATAAATTTGGGATTACATTTGACAAATTTGGCTTTACCAAATTGGAAGAAGTTGCAATGAAGAAGAAACTCTATAAGAAAACAGATTTCATATATGTTATCTGTGACACTTTGCTCTTCGTCTTAGAGAGAGGTTACCAAGTTTATTTAACTGGTGATATATCATGTTTGTTCCATTCAGGTGGAACATATAAAGATGTGTACGATGAGTGTAGACTTCTGCAGCGACAGCAAGCATTATTATGCAATCCTGAAGCTAACGGTTTCACAGAATCAGATTTCCGTGGCAGACTCGATTCTGTCATAGAAAAATTGACTAATATTGATAAACACTCTTTCAGATTAGATAAAACTGACATCAAAGTTGTGAAACTTACATTGAATGACATGTTGATGATTAGAGATGATCTCAACACGAAAGCAGCAGCTCGATCCAATAGAAAGGCTCCAATGGGATTACTTGTGTTTGGTGACTCAGGAATTGGTAAAACTACCATAACTAGCATACTCTGCACCTATTTTGCAAAGAATCAAAAATTACCTTGTGGTGATGAATTTCGCTATACCGTAAATCCAGCAGCAAAATTTTGGAATGGTTTTTTAACCTCACAACACACAGTTATTCTCGATGATGTTGCTAATGAGGACCCCACTCTCGGTGATCCAAAATCCCTCAATATGATCATACAGGTTATGAACAATCAAGCATTTTGTCCAGATCAAGCTTCGTTGGAGTTGAAAGGAACTACACCTTTTAAAGGTAAGTTGGTTGTTGCAACGACAAATGTGAAAACTTTGAATGCTTATCACTATTTCTCTTGTCCCTCAGCTGTGCAAAGAAGATTTCCTTATATTATCACTCCTGAAGTAAAACCAGAGTACAAGGATGAGCGTGGTATGTTAAACTCCTGTAAAGTACCCACAGACACCGCTTATCCAGATCTCTGGTATTTCAAAGTGGAAATGGTTAAACCCGTACCTATCTCAAGAGGAAAACATTATGCTGACATAGAAGTGATTAGAGAAAAGATGAACATGGCTGAACTTCTGACTTGGTTTAATGAAGCTATAATAAAGTTCAATGAAGATCAAAACAGAGTTCAAGAGTGTATTAAACTCATGCAAGAAACAAACCTATGTTTGTGTTGTAATCTACCTGACAACTTATGTCCATTGAGACCTCAAGGTCTCATAGAAGCAGCGCATTCAACGTTTTACTTGGTGTTTTCTTTCTATCTTTATTTGAGATTAGTTAGCCACATCATGTATCGAATTCAATCAACGACTCTTTATCGTAGGGCATTATTGTGTTATCAGTTCTACACTGTTATGGACAAGAATGTCAATTTATTCCAAATTAAGTCCAACGATTTGCTACGGAACTTGAATGATAGAGATAGTTGGTCACGAATAGGTGAAAAGATGCAGTCTGCACTTAAACAACCTAAAATATTTGTGCCGCTAGTCACTATGATTACCCTCATATTAACTTCATATAAGACTTACAAACAATTGACACCACAAGGTGATGTGTCTAAAGAAGTTGGAACACGACCAGTGGAGGAATTGAGTGGTAGAGAGAATGTATGGTACAATAATTCTTTTGACTTATCACCAGCAAATTTTTCTCGAGAGAGTTCTTCCTCAAAAGGCATGGAGTTCACTGAATTCTGTACTAAAATAGGCGAGAATGTTTGTTGTTCCCGAATTTTCAGTTTCAAGACTCAGAAATATCGAGGTGGGCGTCTCCTGGCTTTAGGAGGACACATTTATCTTGCCAACAATCATGTTATACCTGATTTGTCTGAATGTGGAACTCTACAAATTAAATTCAACAGTTCGCTTGGTGTGGGTGCCAACATGACTTTCAACATTGGAGAAGCTGATGTACATCGTATACCAGAAAAAGATATTGCTTTCTTGACATTAAGAAGTTTACCTCCGAAGAAGAGAATTACAAAGTACTTTCAACGCGGTTCTTCAAATGGTATATTTAATGGTTTTTATGCCATGCGTACCAAGGAAGGACAATTCTTATTGAATCCTGTGAAGAAAATAAAATTACGACCAGAAACTGTGGTAAAAAACACTCTCTATGAGATTGATTCGAGGAATAATCTCTGGGGAGGTCTAGCCGATAATGTTACTGTAGATGGTGATTGTGGTTCACCCCTCATCATAACAAGTGGTTTTGGTTATTCAATTGTTGGTATTCATTTCTTGGCGAATGAGATGTACCCAGGTGAAGTCTATGCCACCAATATAGATGGGAATTTCATTGAGGAAATCTATTCAAGTTTAACTCATTTTAATGTTTCATCTGGAGATTTTTCGAACATATCCAGTAAAACTCAAACTAGAGCTGTCGGAGATCTACACAAAAAATCGGTCTTTCGCTATCTCTCTGATGGTAATGCCCATGTTTATGGTTCATTCCAAGACTTCAGAGGAAAAAGTAAATCTTCAGTCACAAACACACCAATGAATCCTTTATTGAAGGATGAGAAGTACAAAACGAAGTATTGTGGACCTGAAATGAAATCATGGGTTCCATGGCACATAGCAGCGAAAGATCTGGTAAAACCAATAACAACGTTAGACACGAGTTTATTAGAAAAATGTGCTGCAGGATATATCAATGATGTTCTATCATCTATCGATGAGTCTAAAATCAAAGATATGCTACATCCGCTAGATGACTTTACGGCTATCAATGGTGCACAAGTTGCTTATATTGACAAGATTAATAGAAACACTAGTGCAGGTAACCCTTGGAAGATGAGCAAAAAGTTCTTTATGGAGACAATACCACCTATGCATGGTATGTTAGATCCAGTGGAAGTTAATGATGAAATCATGGATAGAGTTGATGATATAATACTGCGTTACAAGAACAATGAACAAGCTCATCCTAATTTCTGTGCTCATCTTAAGGATGAACCTGTTTCTCATGCTAAAGCTAAAATAGGTAAGACGCGTGTCTTCACTGGAGCACCATTTGATTGGACTATTGTAGTAAGAAAGTATATGTTATCATTTACTCGTTTGGTGCAAAATGAAAGGTTGGCTTTTGAGTCTGCACCTGGAACTATAGCTCAATCTATAGAGTGGCAAGAAATGTACGATTACATTACAAAACATGGTGTGGAGAATATTGTTGCAGGTGATTATAAAGCCTTTGACAAGAAAATGAGTCCAAAAGAAATCCTCTTAGCTTTTGATATCATCATCTGTTTTTTAAAACTATCTGGTAACTATACCGATGAGGATATTCAAATTGTGAGATGTATTGCCGAAGATACAGCTTTTGCTCTTGTTGAGTTTAATGGAGATTTGATCCAATTGTTTGGCTCTAATCCCTCCGGAAATCCCCTCACAGTCATTTTGAATGGTTTAGTGAATTGCATTAGAATGAGATATGTCTATGCAATGTTACATCCTGAAGGGAAATTTGATGATTTCAAGAAAAACGTGAGCTTGATGACGTATGGTGATGATAATATCATGTCTGTGAGTGTCAACACACCCTGGTTTAATCACACTGCTATTGCGAAGAAATTTGCTGAGTTAGACATCATCTACACAATGGCGGATAAAGAAGCGGAGAGTGTGCCTTTTATCCACATTGATAATGCCTCTTTCTTGAAGCGCACATGGCGAAAAGATGATGATCTCGGGTGTATGGTGGCGCCGCTTGATCATGACTCTATAGAAAAAATGCTGATGGTTTGGAATAGATCCAAATCAGTAACAGAAGAGGCTCAAGGTATATCTGTTATTTCCACAGCTCTGAGAGAATACTTTTTCTATGGAAAAGAAACTTATAATGATAAACTTATCATGTTAAGGAAACTCGTGAAAGATCTCAAATGGGATATTTGGATCGAGGAAAGCACATTTCCTACGTTCGAGGAATTGTGTGAGAATTTTAAGAAGAGCTCTAAACATTGCGATTCTTTTGATGTGTACTTTCCTTTAAGTACATATTAGAACAACAGACTTTTTATCTGTTTCACGTCTGTATAAATACGTAAAATATTGTCCTTTTTATGTAGTATTGTAAAACACCAAACTCACAAGCGAAGCGCTTGTGTCTGCAAGGAAGCATCACTTATTAACGTTCTCACAAATACGTAGTGGGAGAGTGATGTGTGAGGCTTATGACTGTAAGCCTATGTTTCATGGTAAAGTTGCAGGACAGTTTGTCTATAAATTTATGTTGAATGTCAAAATACAAAATCAAAAAACAAATGTACAAAGTACTAATTATATGTCGAGACTTTGTGGAGTCTCATGTAAAAACTCTACAGGCTTTGTCAGCCTTATTGACTATCCTGATAAATCTTTATCAGACGGTATCCTGAGAATTCAAGCTGATAGTGGTATTGACGTTGAAGCTACTCCAGCTCCAAGTACTACCCTACAACAAAATGTTGGTTTCACTGACTTACCAAATAATGTCATCAGCGATATTCCTCATCCTATGAATTACATCAAAGTTGATTCTTCTCAGAACATAGAACTTGGTGATTTTCTAAAAAGACCTGTGTTGATTGATTCTCGAACCTGGGGTATTGGAAACACCTTAGATATTGCTTCGGATACCTTCGATCCTTGGCATGCATTTTTCTCGAAAGCTTCAATTAAACGAAAGCTTGATAACTATTACATGGTTAGATGCAATTTGCATCTTAAGTTTGTTATTAATGCATCTCCATTTTATTATGGTTGTGCGTTGGTATCATATCAACCATTGATAAACTTCAATCCTTGTCCTGTGATATTATCATCCTCTGGTCGAAAGGAAAATATCCCATTGTCCCAACGTCCACATATTTACCTTTATCCTCAGAATTGTCAGGGAGGCGAAATGGTTTTGCCTTTTCTATATTATAAGAATTGGTTAGATGCCACAAGTTCAACCGACTTGACTAATATGGGTAGAATATCGTACAACAGTTTTAATCCTTTAGCTAATGCGAATGGTGTCGTTTCCGACAATATAAGTATTCAAGTTTATGCTTGGGCGGAGGATATAGAAATTGCAGGTCCTACAACAGAACTAGCAGTACAAGGTAAAGATGAATATTCTCATGACGGTGTTGTATCAAGACCAGCATCAGCTATTGCAAGAGCAGCTGATAGACTATCATCAATGCCAATTATTGGAGAGTTTGCTACAGCAACCTCATATGCAGCTGGTGCTGTTGCAGATATTGCAGCACTTTTTGGCTACACGGATGTTCCTGTAATTGATGATGTTCATGCTTTCCAGAATAAATCATTCCCAAATCTTGCTGCGACTGATATAGGTGCTCCTATTGAGAAGTTAACATTAGATTCTAAGAATGAATTGAGAGTTGATCCAAAAATTGCTGGTGTTGATGTTGAGGATGAATTGGGTATTTCATCATTTGTCCAGAGAGAATCTTATATATATAATTCAACCTGGGCTGCTTCAGATCCAATCAATACAAGCTTATTTCATGTTTTAGTCTCTCCAGACTGTATGGCTAGGGAAACCGTTACTGGAGGTTTCGTCACTTGGCAAACACCAATGAGTTATGTTAGTAAATGTTTTCGTTATTGGCGTGGTGATATCACTTACCGTTTCAAATTTATTTGTTCCAAATATCATCGTGGGAGAGTGCGAATAAATTGGGCACCCCATGGAGATATAGGTACTTCAGGAGATTACACCACTGAGGTTTACACTAAGATTGTTGATATAACTGAAGAGAATGATGTGGAATTTACTGTACCATACACGCAATTAACTAGTTATTTGAGGACAGCCGACGCTACTAGCGTAAATTTTTCTCAATCATCAACGAGTACTGCTCTTGTGAATGTGTTACATAATGGTATATTAACTGTTCGAGTTTTGAATGAACAATCTAGTCCAGTGACTTCAGCCGATATACAAATGTTAGTGTTTGTTCGAGGAAGTGATAATTTGGAATTTGCAACTCCAACACATGTTTTGCAAAAGTTCAGTCCATACGCTGTTCAAGGTGATGTTGGTTATGATACCGAACCTGGTCATTATGAGTTGGGTGTATCGCCTTCTGTAGCAGACAAGAATATAAATTTGACACATATGGGTGAATCCATAGTATCATTGCGTACTTTAATGAGGAGAGCAACTAAATATGTTCGTATAAACACAGATCAAGGTTCAATTATTGATGAACATATCACATACTTGAGTGTTCTTGGAAGGTCACCTGCTTACCCCGGTTTCGATCCTAATGGTCTAACTCTAGCTACTGGTATAGTATCATCTGTGAATGAACCATTTAATTGGACTTTATGGAACGCAACTACTTGGTTTTCATTGTGTTTTGTTGGTTCAAGAGGATCTTACCACTATATTGTTAACCCCTCTTTGGAACGAGATACTAAAACACTTATAGTTTCACGATCAACAGACACCTTTGGTCCAACAACTTTTAGTACCGCAACGACAATTGGTTCATCCAATACAGCTGAATTTGAACGTTCATTTGCCTTACAAGAGTACGAAAGTGGTATGAGTGGTATGACTTTGATTAGTCAGACCTCACGCAGTGGAGCGATGGTCTCCATCCCTATGTACAGTCGTTATAAATTTTTGAACAATTC